GCCCTTCTTCATCGGCACCGCAGCGTTCTGCGGAAACCTCCTCCTCCTGTTCTCGTGTTCTCCGGTGTGAATAAATATATTTATTCACACACGGAGACACGAGAACGAAAGAATGAGGTTGCTGGCCGGTGATCGGGCGTGATGGGGAGGACAACATGGAGGTAAAAAACAGAAAGCTTTCCAGCATTACTGCATACGGGAAAAATGCGAAGAAGCATGACAAGACGCAAATCAACAACGTTGCGGAGAGCATCAAGCAGTACGGCTTCGTGCAACCGATTGTGATTGATCGTGATGGCGTGATCGTAATCGGCCACTGCCGCGCCATGGCGGCGAAGAAGCTGGGCCTGGAAGAAGCGCCTTGCGTCTGTGTGGATGATCTGACACCAGAGCAGGTGAACGCCCTGCGGCTGGTGGATAACAAGAGCAACGAGAGCGACTGGGACTTTGACCTGCTGGCTGATGAGCTGCCTGGTCTTGACCTGTCGGCGTTTGACTTTGACTGGGGCCTGCGTGATGAACTCGACACGTCAGTTGTAGAAGACAACTACGATCCTGTTTTACCGGCAGAGCCGAAGAGTAAACTTGGCGATGTGTACCAGCTCGGAGACCATCGCCTTATGTGCGGAGACAGCACGTCTTTGACAGACGTACAGACGCTCGTAGGGGGGGCACAAATGGATTTGCTGCTCACAGACCCTCCGTACAATGTGGACTATCAGGGCACCGCCGGTAAAATCAAGAACGACAACATGGAAGACACGGCGTTTAGGAGATTCCTGACCGATGCGTTTTCTAATGCGGCGATGGTTATGAAGTCCGGTGCTCCGTTCTACATCTGGCACGCAGACAGCGAGGGGTATAACTTTCGCGGCGCGTGTAAAGACGCGATGCTGCGCGTCCGGCAGTGCTTGATCTGGGTGAAGAACTCACTTGTGATGGGTAGACAGGATTTCCAGTGGAAACATGAGCCGTGCCTGTATGGTGAGAGCGAGATTGAAGAGGAAGCGCACGAGCCTTGCCTATACGGATGGACAGAAGGGAAGAAGCATTATTTCTTCAAGAACCGCAGACAGACAACTGTGCTGAATTTCGACAAGCCTGTCAAGTCTGCGGAGCATCCGACGATGAAGCCGATTAAGCTGTTTGACTATCAGATGCAGTGTTCCAGCAAGCCGGGAGAGAATGTGCTTGACCTGTTTGCTGGTTCTGGCACAACGATCATGGCGGCGGAGCAGAATGGCAGACACGCTTTCTGCATGGAGTACGATCCGAAGTATGCTGATGTCATTGTTGACCGTTGGGAGAAGTTTACGGGGAAGAAAGCGGTGTTGCTGAATGACGATTGAAGAAGCACGGGCGATTATAGCCAAAACCAGCAGCCCGTATTTGAAGCGGGACATGGAGAAGTTTATCAAACGCCAGCAGAGAAAGGAGGGCGCGTATGGCAAGGCCCAGAAAGGAAATAGATCAAAAGCAGTTCGAGAATCTATGCGGCCTGCAATGCACGCTTGAGGAAATCTGCGGCTGGTTTGGTGTGACTGATAAAACACTGGATAGTTGGTGTAAACGCACCTATCATGCCAGTTTTTCCGAGGTATTTAAGCAAAAGCGAGGAGCGGGGAAAATTTCACTGCGCCGGAGCCAGTGGCGGCTGGCTGAAAACAATGCGACAATGGCAATCTGGCTTGGGAAGCAGTACCTCGGCCAGACAGACAAGCCGGAAGAATCCATTGACGCGGAGGATACGGACGCTTATCTCAAAGAAGCGGGGATTGAATGAAAACCAGGACCATCAACCCCGTGTTTGGGGAAAAACACAAGGCGTACATACAGCGCGCAATGCGCTGCACGATCTCGGTCGCAGAGGGAGCCGTTCGAGCGGGCAAGACCATCGACAACATAGCTGCCTTTGCTGCGCTGATAGAAAAGGGCACGCCGGACAGAATACACCTTGCGACAGGCTCCACGGCGGCCAACGCGAAGTTGAACATCGGAGACGCGAATGGATTCGGACTCGAGTATATTTTCCGCGGACGCTGCCGCTGGACGAAGTACAAAGGCAACGAGGCGCTTGTGATAAAATCTCACAGGCGCGACTATGTGGTGATCTTCGCGGGCGGGGCAAAAGCGGACAGTTTCAAGAAAATTCGCGGCAATTCATACGGAATGTGGATTGCGACAGAAATCAACCTGCACCACGAGGACACGATCAAAGAGGCATTTAACCGGCAGCTTGCCGCAAGGCTGCGCCGTGTGTTCTGGGATTTAAACCCGTCCTCGCCTGGGCACTGGATCTATCAAAACTACATCGATAGATTCCCGGAACGGCTCGGCGGGCAGTACAACTACCAGCATTTCACCATCCGCGACAACGCAACAATTACGGATGCGCGGCTTGCGGAGATTGAAAGCCAGTATGACGTAAACAGTATCTGGTACAGGAGAGATATCCTTGGCGCACGGTGTATAGCCGAAGGCCTCGTATACCCGATGTTCGACCGCGAACGCAACGTCGCAAGTGAGCGGGGCGGGCCGGGGCGGTACTGGATCTCATCGGACTACGGCACACAGAACCCTACCGTCTTTACATTGTGGCGGGAATATGGCGGCAGGGCCGTCATGGAGAAGGAATATTACCACAGCGGACGCGAGAGCGGGCGGCAGAAGACCGATGAGGAATATTATCAGGACTTAGAGGCATTCGCGGACGGATACCGCATTGAGCGTGTCGTGCTCGACCCATCGGCAGCGTCCTTTGCCGAGTGCATCCGGCGGCACGGAAAGTTTTCTGTATGGAAAGCAAACAACGCCGTGCTGGACGGCATTCGATTCACGGGGGCCTGCATCAAAAGCGGAATCATCAAATTTCACGAGAGCTGCAAAAATGCGTTTCGAGAATTTGGCCTTTATAGCTGGGACAAGGACGCAGGAGAAGACCGCGTGATAAAAGAAAACGACCATTGCATGGACGCGATTCGCTATTTCTGTATGACCGTTTTGAGGAGAGAAATCAAGAAATGAGCCTTTTGACAAACATTCGAGGGTGGTTCCGGAATATGCTTTTCCCGCAGGCGGTTGCCGAGCGGGAATTCGGCGTATCTCCGGCAGTCAGCCCGAAGATGGAGCAGAATATAAGCCTCTGGTACGCGATGTTTATTGGAAATCCACCCTGGCAGACGTGCGATGTCATTGCTGTCGGGCTTCCGGCGGCGATCTGCCGGGAGATCGCGCGACCGACGCTGGCCGAGCTGACGGCTAACATCACCGGCAGCGCCCGTGCGGATTATCTGAAAGACTGCTTTGAGCGGGCGGAAGAGAATTTTCACAGCGCCTTAGAACTGGGGCTTGCGCTCGGCGGCGTGGCATTTAAGCCGTATATCTACGGTGAGCAGCTGCTGGTCGACGTGACCGGCGCGGCGGCGTTCCAGCCGACGAAATTTGATCCTGCCGGGCGCTGCATCGGAGGCGTCTTCCGGGACAAGCCCGCGAAAGTGGGCGGGAAGTATTATATCCGCCTCGAATCGCACGAGCTGGACGGCACGACCTATACGATCCGCAATAAAGCATATTACAGCGACGCCTCCGGCACGGTCGGCGCGGAAGCACCCCTGAATGCCGTCCCGGAATGGGCGGACATTCAGCCGGAAATCACGATCCAGAATATGAGCGGGCCGCTCTTCGCGTACTTCCGCCCGCCTGCGGCCAACACAACGGACGCAAACAGCCCCTGCGGAATGTCCGTCTACGGAGACGCGGCTACTGTGCAGCTGATCAAGCAGGCCGATGAGCAGTGGGAGCGCCTGCGCTGGGAATATCGCTCCAGCGAGCGCAAAGTCCTGATGGATGGCACGAGTTCGACTGCGGATATGTTCAACAAGCGTATGTTTGAACTGGGACCGTTCTCCCCTAGCGGAGAATTCTTTCAGTACATCGAGCCGCAGATCCGCGACGAAGCAATCTACCGAGGTTTCCAGAATACGCTTCGCCGTATCGAGTTCAACGTCGGATTGGCTTATGGAGATATTTCCGACCCGCAGACCATCGAGAAGACGGCGACGGAGATCCGCAACAGCAAGCAGCGCAAATATGTGCTGATCGACAGCATCCAGACGGCGCTTGAGCACACGTTTGACAGCCTGCTCTATGCGCTCGATACATATGCAACACTCTATAACCTCACGCCTGCCGGGACGTACAACGCCGATTACAGTTGGGGCGATTCCATCCTTGACGACGCTGAGAAGAAGGAACAAGAGCGGGCAAACGACCGGCTTGACCTCGCTGATGGAATTATGAACCACTGGGAATACCGCGCAAAATGGTACGGCGAGGACGAAGCGACTGCAAAGGCAATGCTGCCGAGGGCGCAGGACATGACAGATGCAAATGCCCCGGCTGAGGTCGAATGAGAAAGGTCAAGTATCCGTTCAGTCCGGAGCTGCTCGACGCCCTCCCGGAAGAACTCGCGGAGCTGTTCCGTGCGCTGGAAGATACGCTGCTGGATGAAGTCTGTTCCCGGCTTAAAATTGCCGATCAGCTCAACGAAGTAACGGTTCAGGATATCCGGGCGCTGCGGTCGCACGGCATTGATCTCAAGAAGATCAAAAGGGCCATCCAGAAGACAGCGGACGTCAGCGAAGAAAAACTGAACAAGCTGCTCGACGATGTTGTGGAGCGCAACCGGCGATATTACAACGACCTTATTACGCTGGCCGATGTAACGAAGCCTGACCGGCTGGTAGACGCCTCCGATATCGACGCGATCCGCAGGCAGACGCTCGGAGAATTCCGAAATCTGACGCAATCTTTGGGGTTTTTAGTGGACAATGGCCAGAGAATGCTTCCGCCTGCGCAAGCATATCAGTGGGCCCTAAATTCGTCAACGCTGCAAATTCAGAGCGGGGCGATCAGCTATAATCAGGCGATTGCCAACGCCGTCAAGCAGCTGGCAGAAAGCGGAATCAAAGTCGTAGACTATGAGAGCGGACACACAGATCAAATCGACGTGGCCGCCCGCCGGGCCGTTATGACGGGCGTGGCGCAAATCTGCGACAAGTATTCCGACCAGTCGGCGGAATATCTGGATACCCGGTATTTTGAGATCACAGCCCACTCCGGCGCACGAGACAAGCCCGGCCCGTCCCCGTGGTCGAGCCACAAGGATTGGCAGGGGCGCATTTATTACAAAAGCGAGAACGGGGAGCCTGACCCGCTTGGACAGTACAAAGATTTTGTGGAAACGACAGGCTACGGCTATGTAGACGGCCTGACCGGCGCAAATTGCCGACACTATAAGCACGCCTATATCCCGGGCGTCATGGAGCCAACCTATTCCGAGGAGCAGCTGGAACACATTGATGATGGTCTCGGCTGCGAGTTTGACGGGAAGAAATATACCGCGTACGAAGCGACCCAAATGCAAAGACGGCTCGAACGGTCGATTCGCAAACAGAAGCGTTTGAAAAACGCCTATAAAGCATCCGGACAAAAGGACAAGGAGACCGCCGCAGCAGCCAAGCTGCGCCGCCTGAACACGAAATACCATGATTTCAGCAAGGCAGCAGGACTGCCAGAGCAGCCGGAGCGGACAAGGGTTCTGTATACAGACGCAAAATCCGAGGCTGCGGCCAGCAAAGCGAAAACGGTTGAGCGGGTGGAACCTCCGACCAACACAGAACCAGCAGAAAGCGCCGGCTTTCAGCCGAGATACACCGACGTAACGGAAAAGTGGCGCGCGGAGGCCACTCCGAACAGCCACACTGTACAGGACTTGCAGGAGTATACTGCAAACGGCGTTACATACAAGGTCGACGGGCATAATGTCGTGCTTGACCACACAGAGCACGAAAAAGAAATTGCCGGACTCCTTGAAAAGGAATTCGGCGGCGAAATTGGGCTAGTTCCGCGTGTCAATAATCCGCAGGGGGTGTCCACACCGGACTATATTTTCCGAGGGGAAGCGTATGACCTGAAAACGCTCGGAGAAAAAGCCGGGGGAAATACGATTTTCAATCGTGTGAAAAAGGCAGCCAAGCAGGGGCAGCGGTTTATTCTGGATGTCACCAAGACCAAGCTTGACGAAAAAACAATAGATGCGCAAATTGAAAAAATATTTGCCAGAAAGGATACTGAGTGGGTTGATGAGATCATTGAAATCCGAAATGGAAAAGTGCAGAGAATCGTAAAAAGAAAATAAAAAAAGAAGCCGACACACCATCTCGCCCTTCTGGGAAGGGGTCGTGGACAGCGACCGGCTCTTATCTATTCTATACCACACTCTCACAAAAAATGCAAGGGGGGAAATTCAAATGGACAACTTCAAAGCGATTTATAAAATGCTGTCTGCGCTGGAACGCGCGATGGATCTTCCGGCGTTCAGCGTGGAGAGCTTCGGCCTGGACTCCATGCAGGTGTCCGGAGAACGTCTCTACAGGTATCTGGAAATGCTTCAGGACGCGGGGCTTATCAAGGGCGCGGAGCTTTATACCGACGTCACGGGCGAAATGCACCTGAGGAATGAGCGCCGGATTCAGATCACGCTGCAGGGGCTTGAATACTTGCAGGAGAACGCGATCATGAAGCGGATCTATAATGCCGCGAAGGGCATTGTAGACCTGATCCCGTGAGGAACGCCGTATGATCGACGAAAAACTGAAAGCCGCCATCGAGCGGGCGCTTGCCGCCGGATTCCGCGTCCAACTGAAACGCATGAAGGATGGGACAGTCAAGGCGCAGATCATCAAGGCGGAAGAGCTGAAAAAATAATACAGATACCGCAGCGCAATCGAGCGCGCGGAATGGCACGATGAGCCAACTACTGAGGTTTTCTTAGTAGTTGGCTCTTTTTGTTTTATCAAATCTTGACCGGCCCGAAGTCGCTAAACTACGGGGCAGCAGCGGACGCGACCCGCGAGAACAAAGCGAAGCTGTGAAGGAGAACCTATGAAGCGAGATTTTTTGGAAGGGCTGGGGCTTGATAAGGATACCGTCGACAAGATCCTCGACGAGAACAGCCGGGACATTGGACGGGAGAAGCAGAAAGCGGATCAGGCCAGAGAAGACCTGAATGCCGCCCGGCAGCAGCTGACCGACCGCGACAAGGATATCGAAGACCTGCGGAAGTCCAGCGGAGACGCTGAGAATTTCCGCAAGCAGCTCGAAGAACTTCAGGGCCGGTACACCAAGGAAACCGAGGATTACAAGGCGCAGCTCGCAAGCCGCGACTACGCCGACGCCATGACCCGCGCGATCACGGCCAAGGGCGTCAAGTTCTCTTCCAAAGCCGCAGAGAAAGCCTACCTTGCAGACCTCAAGGAGAAGCACCTTGAACTGAAAGACGGCGAGCTGACCGGCTTCGACGAGTGGCACAAGGCCCAGCTCGAAGCAGACCCGACCGCGTTCCAGTCCGGCAAGCCTGCGCCCACATTTGTCAAGCCCGTCGGCCAGGGCGGCGCACCGGCGGCAAAGAGCAAGGGCGCAATGTACGCGCAGCAGTTCAACGCGCAGTTTGCGCAGACACCAAACAAGGAGTGATTTGAAAAATGTCTATCGTTGTAAACACAAAAGCAGAAGTCAGGCCGAATTTCCTCGAAAGCGAAGTCGGCCTCGTCCTGAAAACCCGTGAAATCCCCGCGTCGATGGGCGTGCAGGACGGCAAGTACAAGATCGTAAAGGCCGGTACGCCGTTCCCGTCCGACAACTCGAACGCCGTCGGCATCGTGTTTGAGGATATCGATGTGACGGACGGCAATATGCCCGGCTCCGTGATGGTCGCGGGCCGTGTGCTGGCAGACCGCCTGTCGCTGGCCTCCGCAGCAAAGACCGCGCTGTCCGGCAAGGGCTTCACATTTGTTGACGCGCCGGAGATCACGCGCGGCTATACCGTGACCTACGACAAAAACGACGGCAGCGGCACGCCGCCCGTCGACGAGAACGTCTACACAGAGGGCTCCTATGCCGACGTCTCGACCGAATATCCGCTGACCAAGAGCGGCAACACCCAGACCGGCTGGAGCACGTCTAAGGGCGGCGAAGCTGTTTCCAAGGTCGAAATGACCGGCAATGTGACCCTGTACCCCGTGTGGACTACGGCCTAAAGAAGGAGGAAAAACACCATGCCTGACATTCTTGAACTGATTTCCGACGCTGACCGTCTGGATTTCTCGCAGAACATTTCCGTCGCACGCCCGGCGTACCTCGGCGACCGGCTGTTCCCGGACCAGAAGACCGAAAGCCTCAAGGCCGAGTACCTGCGCCTCGCAAACGGCGCACAGATCCCCACGATGGCGACCGTCCACGCCTTTGACACCGAGGCCGAGATCGCCACGCGCCCCGCGCTCGAAAAGACAGAGGTTGAGAAGCTGTTTATCAAGCGCAAGATCAACCAGTCCGAGCGGGTGCAGCTGCTCAACGAAAACGGCGTATATGCCGACAACGCAATCGTGAGCTATGTCTTCGACGATATGCGCCTGATGGCCGATGCGGTCAAGGTCAGAACCGAAGTTGCAAAGATGGAAGTCATCGCGACCGGCAAGATGACCATCAAGGAAAACAATCTCAACATGACCGTCGATTACGGCGTTCCGTCCGCAAACACCGGCTTCAAGATCGACTTCGGCGCAGATGCTGATATCGTCGGCCAGCTTCAGGCCATCGCGGATCAGGCGGCGGCCTCCGGCCACGCCCTGAGCGAAATGGTCGTCGGTACGAAGATCCTGCGCAAACTCGCGTCCAACAAGGGCATTCAGACCCTCGTATACGGTACGGTCGGCGCTGGTACATACGTCACCACCGAGAAGCTGCGCAGCCTCTTTACCGAGCTGTTCGGCTTCGGCCAGATCACGACCAACGACCAGCGCTATAAGGCGCAGGCCGCAAACGGCGCGGAAAAGACGCATCGATTCTTCCCGGAGGACAAGGTTGCGTTCCTGTCCAACGGCACGGCCAATTCCTTCGGCGTTGGCCTGTGGGGCGTGACGCCGGAAGAAAAGGGCTATGGCCCGTACACCGACAAGAGCGCGCAGCAGTATATCACGATCACCCAGTGGGAAACGCCTGACCCGAAGACCACCTGGACAAAGGCAAGCGGCCTGTTTATCCCGGTAGTGCCCGATCCTTACGGCCTGTTCATCGGCGCGGACGTCAGCAAGTAAAATCGAGCCTCCGCGCCTGCATGACGGGCGCGGAGGCTGACCGGAAGGAGGGCGCAGCATGATCTACGCTGATTATGAGTATTACGCGACTGTGTACCGCGGGACGGCGCTGGATGAAGAGCAATTTTGCGGCCTCGCCCGCAAGGCATCGGCTTACGTAGACTACATCACCATGAACCGCGCGCGCTCCGCCGCCGGGGACAAGCTCGAAGCCGTCCAGAACTGCGTCTGTGCGCTGGCCGAGCTGGAGCAGGACGCTGGGAAGCTGGACGGTCTCGTCTACACGACCGACAGGCCCGTATCAAGCGAGACGGTCGGCGGCTGGTCGCGAAGCTTTGGTTCACGAAATCTGTCCCAGGCAGATATACAGCGGACAGAGACGCGCCGCCGTGAGATCGTGCTGGCGTACCTCGGGCCGACCGGATTACTCAAAGCGAGGGGGTATGGGCCGTGTCCATGTTCCCCCACACCGTAACCATCTACAACGTCTCGCAGGAGACAGACCCGGCGACATTCAAGGACGTGGAGAAAACCTACATCACCGTCCTGCGCGGCGTTCTGCTGGAAGCCTCCAAGGCGGCCAACGTCCGCCAGAGCGGGCTTGAGGGCGCGGATGCGGTGAATCTGTACATTCCGTTCTCTACGGTTGCTGTAGACGGCGTGACGGGCGCAGAAAAGCGCTACGTCGGCCCGCAAGAATTCTGGCGTGCAACTGATAAAAGCGGAATCTGGACGCTCTCCACGGACGGCAACGGCGGAACGACATTCTTTATCAAGGGTGAAGTCGTGGAGCCGGACAAGACCGAGCAGGCGCTTGAAATGCTCTATGACGACGTTTACAAGGTCACAAAGGTCGATATGAAGGACTTCGGAAGCCAGGACATGAGACACTTCGAAGTCGGAGGGGCCTAATATGCTGAAATTCAGCGTAAAGGCAGACGGCTTTGATGAATTGCATGAGGCAATCGCGCAGGCGTGTACCAAAGCGGAGCATATTGTCGCGCTTCAGGCAAGAAAGGACACAGCCCCGTATGTGCCATTCTTGACCGGTTCCCTCGACCGCAGAACACAGGTGGAAGGGAATGCGATCATCTATCCCGGCCCATACGCAAGGTTCCTGTACTACGGGAAAGTCATGGTAGACCCGGAGACCGGAAGCACCTACGCGCCGAAAGGCGGGACAAAGGTACTGACCGACAAAAATCTTGTGTTCAACACGTCAGGACACAATCAGGCGCAATCGCATTGGTTCGAGGCGTCAAAGGCTGAAAATCTTGATAAATGGCTTCGTGTAGCGGACAAGGCGGTGAAGAATGGACGCTGAAAAGCAAAAAAGGCTGGTATCTGCGGAGGAAGAACAGGATATCTCCCGAAAGATGATGATCTGGGCAAATTCCTTCTCGGACGACGACATACCGGCCGCAACGATTAATTATGAATTCCTCGCCGCCGACTCGGCGAGTATGGCCCTGTCCACCATTCAGGGCGCGTACATCACACGAAAATTCATCCTCGGAGGGCACGAGGCGGAATATCAATTCAAGATCATCGCCCGCATCAAGCCCGGAAACAGCAACGACAAGCGCCTGAAATGCGACGCCATGCTGAACCGCTTCGGGGATTGGGCCATGCAGAACCCGCCGGATTTGGGCGACGGGATGCGCGTCCGGCGCATGGAAGCTGTCAGCCGCTCGGCCCTGTTCGCCCGGTATGAGGACGGCACAGAGGATCATCAAATTCTAATGAAACTGACATATGAGGTGATTTAACTATGGCAGAAGTTACTTTTAATACCACGGCCGGTCAGACCATCGACCGGGAGCTGCTGATTGCATATCTGAACACCGGCGAGTCCTCAACGCCCGCCTGGGCGCCGTTCGGCACTCGCGTCACAGACTCCAGCATGGAGTATGACTGGCAGGAGGATTCCAGCAAGGATATCCTTGGAACGACCAGAACCACCATGAAGAAACCGATTATCACGCAGAGCTTTGACCCGTGCGACCTTGACGCGGGCGATGCGGCGTTGAAGAAGATCTGGGATCTGGCGGTCAAGCAGCAGAACGCAGCTGCGCTGGCGAATCAGGACGTGCTGATCGTCCATCATTATGCAGGAACGGCCAAGACGGCAGTCTTCGCGGAGCGCTACGACGCGTCTATGGTCAAGCCGTCCAGCCTCGGCGGCGAGGGCGGCGGCTCGGTAGGTATGCCCATCGACGTGACGCTCGGCGGCAAACGCACGACCGGCACGGCGGCGGTTGGCGCCAACGGGGCTATTACCTTCACGCCAGACGCAGCGTAAGGAGGAATCGCAATGCCTGAAATCAAATTTGAAACCGGTATCGTATCGTTCAAGCTGAACGACGCGGCGGAAGTCTCCTTCAACCCGACCGACAGCGCATTTGTCGAACAGATCTTCAACACCTTTGACGAGCTGGACAGGAAGCAGGAGGCGTATAAGGCCGAAGTCGACCACTGCGCGGACAAGAAGGAGATTTTCGCCATTGCCCGCCGCCGCGACGCGGAAATGCGGGACATGATCGACGGCCTGTTTGCCAAGCCTGTCTGCGCAGACCTGTTCGGCACTATGAACGTCTACGCGCTGGCCGACGGCCTGCCAGTATGGTGCAACCTCATGCTGGCCGTGATCGATCAGATCGACACGAGCTTCGCGGCAGAGCAGAAGAAGACCAACCCGAGGATTGCGAAATATACAGATAGATGGAAAACGCGCAGGCCCCCTGTTCGCGAAATATATTGATAGATGGGGAAAGTGATCTATTCCCTGCCGACCTCTGTTGAGGTCGACGGAACAGAATACGCGATCCAATCTGATTACCGCGCAATCCTCGATATCCTCGTAGCCCTGACAGACAGGGAACTGGACGAGCGGGATAAGGCGGAAGCGGCGCTGACCATCTTCTATCCCGACTTCGAAGAAATGCCCGTCAGCGACTATCAGGAAGCCCTGAACCAGTGCTTCCGCTTCATCGACCACGGGCAGGAGAATCGAGAGAAGAGAAAGCAGCCAGAGATCATGTCATGGGCGCAGGACTTTGATCTCTATATTGCACCTATCAACCGAATCGCGGGCTGCGAGGTCAGGGCGCTGGAATACCTGCATTGGTATTCGTTTCTATCGTACTATCAAGAAATCGGAGATTGCCTGTATGCACAGGTGGTTTCTATCCGCGATAAAAAGGCCAGAGGAAAGAGCCTCGACAAACAGGAGAGGGATTTCTACCGGCGCAACCGGGATATCGTCGATCTGAAGACAACATACTCGGAGGCCGAAGCCGACCTGCTTGCCGTATGGGGAGTCGGGACAAAAAACAGCCGCCCCGGTTAAGGGGCGGCAGCAGGAAAAACTTATTTTTTATACTCGAAAACGATTTCGCTACCCCAGAAGCTTGGAGAGAATCGAATCTCGATCTCACTCCAATCCTGCGGCGCTTCATATCCGACGACACCTTTCATTTTCTTCCCGGCGGCAATCGTGCCGTCAAGCTGCGGCTCGCCGGAACTCATCATGGCGGTGAGGCTGAGGCTGGTTGTATAGCCATCAATGTAGCTTTCGAATGAAAGCATGGTGCTGGACGCAATATCGCGGGATGAATTGTTTTCGATCTCGAATTCGCACAGAACAAAGACCTTTCCATCATCCGGCGAGACGTAATTTTGGCCGGAATTCTCGGTAACACTGAGCAACGTGACCGCCACGCCGTCTAGAACGACCTGATCCCCAACGCCAAATGTTTCAGGCCCGGAATCGGATTGCTGCGGCGGCTGCTGCGAAGAAGAAACTGAGGTTCCGACCTTTTTCGGCTTGGAGGACGATCCGCAGGAAGCAAAGGCCGCGCCAATAAAGACGAAAAGACAGAGGAATACGATTAAAGCCGTCAGGCAGCCGCTGGGGCGTTTCGCCTGCTTTTTGGTTTTTAGCCCGCCAACAACGTCAACGCGGTTCGAGGCGTTAATCTTGATGGTAAAAAACGCATTCTGTTGCCCTTCGGCAATGGTAAAGGATATGGTTTTATCCAGACGGCGATACCGGTAAAAAGAAAGTTCGTGCTGGCCCGGAGCGGCCACAGCTCGAAGTTCTTCACCGTTTTTCAGCGTGCCGACATCACAGCCATCCAATGCAACGCCGACGGTCAGGCCAGAACCGTAAAAAGAATTGTCCCGGCTGATTTGGATAATGCAATCACTCATATTTCTTCCCTCCTTACTTAGAAGATAACACAAATAATGACAAAAATCAACCGAAAAGGTGGTGAAAATATGGCGGATGGAAAAATTGTGATCGCCGTCGACGCGGACGCGAAAAAGGCACAGAAGGAGCTTGATACGCTGTCTGCGAAAATCGACAAGATGGAAGCCAAGCTAAACGAGGATACCGGAACGCAGAACGGGCTTAAAAAGGAGCTGGACGCTGCGCTTCAGTCCGCAAAGCAGACGGAAGACGCGCTGAAATCGCTCCGCTCGGAGGCTGACCGCCTAAAGGGCATCACGTCCGGAAACACTTCGGCTAATCCAGCTGAGTACATAGACGCTTATTCTCGACAGGCGGAGGTTGCTGCGCAGATCAAAGAGCAGGAACAGCTGCTGGTGCAGCAAAACAAAACGGCGGAAAAGCTCGGGAGTCAATATGCAAAGATCACCGACAAGGTGATAACCCAGACCGATGCGCTTGACGCTGCAAAGACCAAAGCCGGTGAGCTGGTGCAGCAGATCACGAACGCCAGCGGAGCCTCGGCTAAAATGGCGGAGGTATCGGCGAGCGTCGAAAAGAGCATGAACAAATTCGGAAGAAGATTAAGCGGGGTACTAAGGAGCGCGCTGATCTTTACCGTCCTGTCCCGCGGCCTTTCCCAGCTGCGCAGCTGGCTTAGCGAGACGATCAAGAAAAGCGACGAAGCGCGCGCGGCAGTTGCCAGGCTGAAGGGCGCTCTGCTCACGCTTGCGCAGCCAATCATGAAGGTGGTTATTCCTGCTTTTATCCTTCTTGTGAACGTGCTGACTCGAATTGTAAACGCGCTTGCAACACTGGTTTCTAAGCTGTTCGGAACGTCTTTCCCGAAATCTGCGGCGGAAGCCGCTGCGGCATATGGAGACGAGGCGGAAGCAATCTCCGATGTGGGAGACGCAGCAAAAAAAGCAGGGAAAAGCATGGCGTCGTTTGACGAAATCAACCAGCTTTCGAATGATTCCGGAAGCAGCGGCGGCGCAGGAGCGGGTGGCGGAATCGGATCCGATACAATAGCACCCGATTTCAGCGCCATGATAAAGGATCAGCTGACATCAATTACAGAATTGTTTGTGGGCGCGGCATTGCTTGCGCTTGGCGCAATTCTCACGTTCAGCGGCGCGAACATCCCGCTTGGAATAGCGCTTATGGCAGTTGGCGCGCTGGCGGTGTGGGACGCGGTAAGCAATCACTGGGGAGAAATCGCTGGAATCCTGCAAGGGCAAGTCGGACTTATCACGGCGATTGTAAGTACTGCCTTGCTTGCAATCGGCGCGATCCTTGTCTTTTCTGGCGCAAACATTCCGCTTGGCCTCGGACTGATGATCGCCGGTGCGGTCGGCCTTGCGGCCACTGTGGCGGCAAACTGGGGCTCAATTACAGAAGCGCTGCAAGGGCCCATCGGAATCATTACGGCAATCGTAAGCGGGGCGCTGCTTGTTGTCGGCGCGATCTTAGCGTTCAGCGGCGCAAACATTCCTATCGGCATTGGGCTGATGGCGGCCGGGGCGGTCGGTCTCGCTGCGGTAGCGGCTGTTAACTGGGACACGATCACGGCGGCCCTGCGGGGCCCTGTCGGAAATATTGTAGCGATCGTGGGCGCGGCATTGCTTGCGCTTGGCGCAATTCTCGCATTCAGCGGTGCGAATCTGCCGCTCGGTATCGGGCTGATGGTTGCAGGAGCGGCAGGGCTTGCAGCAACAGCAACTATCAACTGGGATACGATCAAAACAAAACTGCAAGGGCCGATAGGGAAGGTCACCGCGATTGTCAGTGCGGCGCTGCTTGCGGTCGGTGCGATCCTTGCATTTACAGGCGCAAGCCTTCCGCTTGGAATCGGGCTGATGGCTGCGGGCGCAATCGGACTTGCAGCAACGGCGGCTGTCAACTGGAATACGATTCAGGAAAAAATGAAAGGGCCGCTTGGCAAAATTACTGCAATCGTTGGCGGCGCGCTCCTTGCGCTTGGCGCGGTTCTCCTGTTCACAGGTGCAGGAATTCCGCTCGGGCTTGGACTTCTCGCAGCGGGCGGCGTAAGCCTGGCTGCGGCTATTGCGCCGAACTGGGATTTTATTGTCAGCAAGGTAAAAGATTGCTGGGGCAAAATCAAAGATTTCTGGAAGAAGAACATTGCGCCTGTATTCACAGGCGAATGGTGGGCCAATCTTGCGAAAAACGCCATGAACGGCCTGATTGCCGAAATCGAGAGTGGGATCAATCGCGCGCTTGGCGGTTTGGGCGGCCTTGTGAACGGGGCGATTAGGCTGCTGAACAAGGTTCCGGGCGTAGACATTGGGAATGTAAGCTGGGGAAATGTCCAACTCCCCCGCCTAGCCTCCGGCGCGGTCATCCCGCCGAACCGGGAGTTTATGGCTGTGCTGGGAGACCAGAAGAGCGGGACGAACATCGAAACGCCGCTTGCCACAATGGTGCAGGCGTTCAAGCAGGCCATGAACGAGACCGGCGTAGCGGGAAGCAGACAAATGACGGTTATCTTCCAGCTTGACCGGCGTGAGCTTGGCCGCACGATCTATCAGCTGAACAACGAAGAGACGCAGCGCGTCGGCGTGAAGCTTGCGGGGGTGAAGACATGAGAAGCGCACTGAGCCTTGACGGCAAGGCGTATTTCAATCTTCACGTCGTGAGCTGCAAGCGGTCGTTCTCCGTCCTAGACGGCGACAACGCCGGGCGCGTTATGACCGGCGCGATGACCCGTGATATTATCGGCACGTATTACAACTACAGCCTTGAAATTGATCCTGTATCGTCAGACCCGGAGGAATACGATGATTTTTATGAGAGCATTTCTGCCCCGGTCGACAGCCACGTGCTGACCGTCCCATATGCGCAGGGGACTATGACCTTTGACGCCTATGTAGCAAACGGCGACGATGAGCTCACCGGGAGCTACGACGGGCGCAATGATTGGGGCAATCTGACGATCAATTTTGTCGCCATGAAGCCCAAGAGGACGCCGGTATGAGTGTACGCGTGATCTATGAGGACGTAGCGGTAGGCGCAGCAGCGGCGGCAAGCGTTGCAAGCACCGCTGCGCAGCCCTTCTCCGACCTTCCGGAACTGCCGTATGGCACAGAGTCGGTGATCGTCGCAACAAACGAGCTGAACCAGTGGATGCTGGACGGCTCCCGCCCGATCCTCACGACCGAGCGGGCGGCCTTCTGGTCTACCGAGCCGAGCAAAGCAGACTGCACCTTCGACGCAAACCCGACGCTGACCATCACGCTGGACGGCACGTTCGCAAGCTCCGGCATTTACCTCTATTTTGACGGTGGCACCGGCGACTATTGCAGCGCCCTGACCATGACGTGGTACAACGGCGAGACAACCGTCGCGTCGCAGGACTTCACGCCGGACGGCCAGAAGTATTTCTGCGCAAAGCCTGTCTCCGGATACAGCAAACTCGTGATCGAGCTGAAAAAGACGAGCCTGCCGTACCGGTACGCGAAACTCAGACAGATCTTCTTCGGCATCGTCCGGGAATTCGAGCGGGAGGATCTGCGCAGCGTCAACGTCACGGAGGGGATCAGCGTGATATCTGACGATGTGGAGATCAACACGCTGGATTTCACGCTTGACAATTCGGACGATATCGATTTCATCTTCCAAGAGAAGCAGCCCGTCAGCGCATACGACGGCGCAAAGCTGATCGGCGTCTTTTACATCAAGAGCTCGTCCCGGTCGAGCGCCCGGCTCTATGATGTCTCCTGCCAGGATGCACTCGGCATTCTGGACGATGAGCCTTTTGCGGCGGCAATCTATAGCGAGAAAAACGCAAAAGAGCTGATAAGCTCGATCCTTGGCACGCACTTCACGCTGGATTTTGACGCGGCGCTGGAGAACGAGACAGTAACGGGCTATATCCCGGACTGTACCAAGCGCGAGGCGCTTCAGCAGATCGTCTTTGCCCTGCGCGCGACCATCGACACAAGCGCGTCGCGCGGCGTGCGCGTCCGGAGGCTCACAGCGGCCTCTCCTGCCACGATCCCACTTGACCGGACATACACGGGCGGCAGCGTTGAAACGGCGGCAGCGGTCACGGAGATCCGCGTGACGGCACACAACTATTCGACGTCCGGAAGCGGAGAGAGCGTGGAGGTCGGCGGTACGACCTACTATCACACGACGTCGGTCACGTCCAAGACCAATCCGAACGCCACCACGCAGACCAAGCCGAACGTCATCGAGGTGCGCGACGCTACGCTGGTCAACAGCGACAACGTTGCCGCCGTCGCGCAGCACGTCTTTGACTACTATATGCGCCGTCAGACGCACAGTGTCAAAATTATCGTGGACAAGGAAGCCCCGGGCGATTACGTGCAGACCACAACGCCGTGGGGCACGAAGATCACCGGAACGATCACCAGTATGGACATTCGCCTCAGCGGAATCGCGGCGGCAGAATGCAAGATTATCGGCACATAGAACGGAGGTGCGGCATTTGGTACAGGGAGATTCGTATAACCTTAGTGTTACCATCAAGAATAAAGGGCAGCCTCTGGACGTTGCAAGCGTTGAAAAGGTGGAAATTTCTCTGCTTTATCTGCAAAAGAGCTATCCGGGAGAGATCGGATACGAGGACGGAAAGTTTCTGTTTCCCCTCACCCAGCAGGAGACCTTTCGGCTCCCGAAGCTCTGCCAGATGCAGGTGCGCGTGAAATTCAAGAGCGGTGACGTGATTGGCTCGGAGATCAAGCAGATCGACGTTGCGCACGCGCTTTCAAAGGCGGTGTTGTGATGGGCGGCATTGAATTTGAACTCAAGAACCGCGATCCGATCGACGTTTCCTTTAACGTTTCCGTGCGTGCTGGCGGCGGCTCTGGCGGCGGAGGCATTGCATCGGCGCAGATCGATGAGATCCGCGTGCTGAAAAAATCGGACTATGACGCGCTGGACAAAAAGGACGCGCGGACACTGTATCTGTTGGAGGGATAACATGCTGGCAGTTGGAATCAAACGCATTCTGGAGCTGTTCATCGGCTCCATGGGCATCAAATCCGCCCGCTTGGGCACAGAAACCATCTACGAAAGGCCTGGCGGCTTTTTGTACATCGAACTCACAAGCGAAGAAAGGGGATAAATCCAGATGGCAAGTTTTTTCAATCTGACACTTGATACGCTGGCACCTGCCGGCCTATCGCTGATCCTGAACGACGGCGCGCAGTACGCGACCAGCGCGACCGTCACCGCGAAGATCTCAGTCACCGACGCCGCGACGACCGGCTACCAGATGAAGATCTGGGGCACAAAGGCGGCGGCAAAGGAAGCAGATGCGTCGTGGGAGACGTTCGCCGCAACAAAATCCATTACGCTCCCGGACGGCGACGGCCTGAAGACGATCTATGTAAAGGTGCGCGACGACGTCGGCAACGAATCGACTGCGGCCAGCGACTCCATCACGCTCAACACCTCGATCCCCGCCGTGACCATCACCGGCCCCGACAAGAGCCGCATTTCCAAGGTAACGGGCTACGACGCAGCTGCATTCTCCTTCGTCTGCGACGTGGACTTCGAGGAATACACCGTCCGCGTCGTCCCGGCGACGAGCAGCCTGCACACGGCGGGCACCCAGATCCCGACGACGGGCGGCTCCACCAACGTCAGCGGCACGGCGGGCGGCTACAAGAAGAACACCGCCATCAACGTCACCGTCAAGGGCGCGGATCTCGAAGCAGCGTCCTCCGGCGACGGCGTGAAGATCGTGAAGGTCTTCGTCAAGAACGCCGCCGGGACGTGGAGCGCAGCCTAATGGCCGCGCCGGAGCTGACCTTCTCCATCACAGGAAACAAGATCTCGGCGGTCTCGGGGTTCAACTCGATCACCGTTTCCTTCTCGTCGGACATCGCCTATACGGCTTTTGAGTGCCGCGCGACGAAGTCCGGCGAGGATTGGGGCCGCGGGAAGGGCGCTTTGATCGCGTCCTTCTCCCAGACCCCAGCGGGCACGCAGCGCACCTTTGAGGTTTACGACGATTTTCTGCTTTCCGGTGATGGGGAATACCGCATTTCGTTGTTCGCGCAAAGCGCAGACGGCAGCTGGAACGACAACTACGGCTTTATCCCGCTGGGAGAGTCGCAGGCGCTGAAGACCGCGGACGGCGAGGATTTTCTGTGTATGAAGGAGTGATCGTATGGCTTACAACAGCCAGTTTACCGGCGCGCAGATCGACGAGGCTATCGCCGACGTGCGCAGCAACAAAGACGCGTGGAACGGAAAGCAAGATGTGATCCTCGCCTCCGGTGCGGCCGTCGGGGACCTGATCAAGGTCAAGGCGGTGGACGCCAGAGGGAAGCCGACGGCGTGGGAGGTGGCCGCGGCTGGCACGGATTATCTAACGGAAGCGCCCGTGACGAGCGTGAACGGGAAAACAGGAGCTGTCAAGGTTCGCGAAGTGCCGTCTGTCACCGCCGCTGATAATGGAAAATTTCTGCGGGTTGTTTCCGGTGCGTGGGCGGCGGTAGAGATCGCAAACGCGAATGGAGGTAGCTTCTGATGGCAACTGAATATTTAACGAACGATATAGAACTCACGTCAGTTGCCGATGCCATCAGAGAAAAAGGCGGAACATCCGACCCGCTGACTTACCCAGATGGTTTTGCAAGCGCGGTTCGTGCAATTCAAACCGGGATCGTTCCGCAACTGGTCGTAACGGTATCCGCGGGTGCGACCGTCACGGCGACAAATGGCTCCAAAACGATCAGCGGAACATCTGACAGCACCGGAGTTTGTACGCTTATCGTTCCGGAGATCGGCACATGGAGCGTATCTGCTACGCTGGACGGGAAAACTTCTGACACAAAATCCGTATCTATCACGGACAGCTATGCGGTGTCGCTTAATTTTGTAGACCCGTTACTGAATAACAATACTTGGGAAACAATAAAAAATATATCCGACGCGGGACAAGGCGCGAACTATTGGAGCATCGGGGACAGAAAAGCTGTAACACTAGATGGAACGGTAGGGGCCCTGACGCTCTCTAATTACACAACGTATGCTTTCATTATCGGATTCAACCATAATGCGAGCGTTGAGGGCGCAAACCGCATCCATTTCCAACTCGCAAAAACCGCCCTATCCGGAGGTACGGACGTTGCGCTATGCGACAGCTATTACAGCAGTTACAACAATACCGGTGTCGGATTCGTCATGAATACCGGAAACTCAAACTTGGGCGGTTGGGCATCGTCAAATATGCGAACAGGAACTTGCGGTACAAGCCTATCAAGCTACTCTAGTACGATCATTGCGGCCATCCCGGCAGCGCTCAGAGCCGTGCTGAAATCCGTGACGAAGTACACGGACAACACCGGCGGCGGAAATCCATCGGCGAACAACGTAACAGCGACGACGGATTACTTTTTCCTCCTCTCCGAGCTTGAGGTTTTCGGGAGTATTTCGAGGGCAAACCCGAACGAGGCGAGCAAGCAAGCGCAGTACGCCTATTATTCCGCCGGGAACAGCAAAATCAAGTACAAGCACAACGGAACGGCGGCAGCCGCTATTTGGTGGCTCCGTTCTCCGTCTACGATCTCCTCCAACGTTTTCGTGGATGTGACCACCGGCGGGACAGTCGACATCAACATCGCGTACTATTCCCTCGGCTTCGCGCCCGGCTTTTGCGTATGAGGGAAAAGCGCATGGAGTATATCGTGTATAAGCGGTTCCGTGGGCATGGCATCGATGGAGAATTTAATCTCCGGTACGGAACTGCGGTATCGGAGATCGAAGGATTCCTGTTTGCAGCGGACGGCAGGCGGATATGCGCTGTTTCCAGTGAAAACGGATGGGAGCATTTCAGGCAGAATACACCTGAGGGCGCGATGCGGCAGGAAATGCTTGAACGCCTCTACCGCTGGTATGAAAAAAACGGATGCGGTGAAGACTTTACGGATGACAAATGGCCGGGGCAGGAAAACGGCTACTGGAAAAATCGACTGCGTACTGCAAGTACAAGTCGGCTGAAACAAATATACGCGGAAAAGATCGGAGGGGAAGCATGTATATCGTCACAAGCGAAGGGGCGTTTGCCGGATACGCAGACAGAGTTATCCCAATCAAGCTGCATCTAAACGGATGCTATGTCCCGTGCGGGGAGAACGAAGCAGAGGGATTCTGCGCACAAAAGGCCGTCACGCGGACGGATGAGGAAGGAAACGAATACAGAACACTGACCGATACAGTGTACCGGACGGAGGGACACACAATGAAAGGAACGGAGCCGGTCGGAAGCTACGAGCAGCATGGCGCAGCCGTCCCGCTGACCGAGGCGGAAGCCGCGCTTGCAGAACTGGAGGCAGTCTATGACGCAGGATAAATTGGAAAAACTCAAAACCGCCATCAAGGACGGCAAGCTGGTACAGGCTGCGGGCGGCATCACGGAGGCCGTCACGCAGTCGGACAAGCTGGGCTATGACTGGCGGAATATCTACGTCAACAAGATTTTGGTGCGGCAGGAGTACGTCGAACAGGCGGTGAAGTTCGGCACGGTGGACCATCCCATCGTGTGGGCCTCCGGCATGCCCCTCATCCAGAACGCCTACTACACGCACAACGGCGAGATCAAGGTCTGGATGGGCGCGGCCGGGAAAAAGGCCGACTGGACAGACGCGGCCTTTGTGCCGATCTGATCGCGCGGAAGGGAGAACACCATGGACACCAAGACCATCATCGTCACCCTCATCACCGACCGGACGCAGGCGGACGTGGAGCGGGTGCGGGAGCTGGCGGCGAAGGGCTTTTCCGCCATGACCGCAGCCGAGCAGGCGGAATGGCTGGCCGGGATGAAGGGCGCGTACAACGCCGCTGATCTCGATCGCGTGGGAACCGCCCTGAACTATCTGGCGGCGCGCCTCAGCTCGATCTGCGGCAGGAGCATCGCGTGGACGGCTAAAACCGATTGGGCCGTAACGGACATTATAACGGCCTCACAGGCCGAGGCATACCGCAAGCAGGTGCAATCCATCCGGGACGCGCTTGCGTATCCTGCCGAAACGCCGGACGCGCCGCAGCTGGGCCGCCTGACCTACACCGATGCAAACAACATCGAGCGCATCCTGAAACTCTGCGAAGACTTAATCGTCAACGTTGCAAAATCTTTTCGCCACACCGGCGCGGCGGAGTGCGCCGCAGGAGGATTACTCACATGAAAGATAGGCAGCCAACACAGGTTTTATCCAACGGCGCGATCCGCTACGGCGTCTATAACGCCGACGGCACGCTCAACCACTACGAATACCTCAAGCGCGAGGACGCGCCCACCGTCGAGGGAACGCCCCTCAACAAGGCAAATCTCCTGTCCGATGCAACCGCCGCGAAGATCTGGCCCGGCTCGAAGAAGCCGGACGACCC